TGCCTAGTTCCTACACGCCTTCGATGCTCCCAGTTGTCCATTGGGAGTATGTTCATTGCTGACGTAGTAAAACCCTCTGCACCGTGCTGATGATTCATGCTGTCGGTGTAGCCGTTAATCGGAATGGGCAGTTGAGTCGTTGGCAAAATTACGCTCCAGCCCACACCATGCAATGTATTTCTACAGTACCAGTTGGTATGCCAAGTTGATTTCCGTTTGTTGAATCCCACACTTCCACTGCAAAAATATCATTAGAAGATGCTTGACGGTGGACAACAGCAGATATTTTTGCTTGATTTGTACCAATAGAAGTTGAGTTAACTTGACAAACAACTATTAAATTGTCACTACTGATACCACTTAGATTCGTGTCACACAACCATCTTTTGTTACCAGAATCCCAGCTTACAGTTACCCCGCTATATCCGTTTGCGTGTGTAACTACTGGCGAAGATACGGCTGTAAACCTAAACGCAATAAAGTTATTAAGTTTACCCGACATTGTACCATCGACAACCAAATCACCCGACATGCTTAAGTTACCTGCATCTGTTGTTGATATGCCCGAACCACCCGCAAAACCGCCACCTAACTCAGCGGTTGCTGCTGTGACCGATGTAGTTGCTACTACTGCATTGCCTGTAACTGTTGCAGCTGATTCAACATCACCGTTAGCCTCTACAGTGAACTTAGCATCAGAGCCTTTGTGAACAATGATGCAATCGTCAGTATCGGCAGCGTCTGCTGTGGCAGCAATTTTAAGAATACCGTGGTCTGGCTCTGTATTTGTTCCAATTTCATCATGGTAAATCTTTACACCACCAGATGAGCCATCGTCAGCGTATTCGCCAATCTCTATTGCCTCATTGGTTTCTATGCCACCGTTCACATCAATTGTAGTTCCCCTACCAGTGCTGTCGGCTGAGTAACCTCCACTGATTTGAATAGAGCCTACGCCATCACCGAGAAACTTAATAATAGGCGAAGTTGGGTCTTGCGTGACACCTATTAACTCTTCGCCATCACTGTTTTCTATTTTAAGTATTTCGCCAGACTGACTAACAAGTCCTTTTAGATGCAAAGTCACATTGGCTGTGTTTTTGACTTGGTTTACATGCTCAAACACAGGCATTGCGTATTCCAACCCAGTCCACGCTGTAGAGCCGTCACCTATTTTAATTCCTGTAATTGGCTGCTTGCCAGCATGAGATGTGTCAATGGCAATGCCTATTTCACCCGCTGCCAAAGTCGGGTCGTTACTAGTCCAGTTACCAGCGGTGTCTTTTCTTAATGTTATCTGTGTAGCCATGCGTTAATCCTATGTCGCTGTAAATACATCCCAATACGATGCGTTTGTAGGCACTTCGCCTGCTGATGAAGTGTCTGCCGTACAAATGTATGAGTTACCGTTATCAGCATAATGAACAATGTCGTTTACTGAATATGTGTTGCCACCATCCCATGTCCCTCTCCACAAAAGGCTTGTGGCAGCAGGTGCAGAGACCGTACCCGCTGCGTATGATTGACCTACGCCAGCATAACCAGCCGCAGGCAAAGATCCGTAGTCAGGCTGAAATGTGCCATCTTTACGGAGTGCCTGATCAACTAAGATGCCCATGTCTATCTGAGCCAGCCGTTCCTGTGTAGTCCCATCTTCCCCGCCCTCGGCAAAGGCTCGGATGTACTCTAAAAGCAGCCCCTCAACATACTGAGGGATAACTGCATGCGATGTGCCCAACTGAATGGCATCACTTGCAGTGGTCATCAATGAACTTGACAACGCTACCCACGCTGCTCTGTACCTAATATAAAACGCTGTTGAGTCTGCACTCGCAGGCGTTGGATATATATCTAACCTTGGAGTTGCAATATCACCTGAATTGTGAAACACAAGTGTCACTACATAACTTAACTCAGGCTCAATGCCCTCGGTTGATATACGTTCAAAAGTAGAAGGGTCAACAAATTGTATAGATGCTGACCACGAGTTCTTTGGTTCAATTGTTACGATTTCGCCACAGTCAGAAGGAAGGCTTAAGTAAGACTGATCTGCCACTGTTGCCACAGCAGTAGATGTCCTCTCCCTCCATCTCCAGTGCCTAGAAAACAAATGTTCTCCAGCCAAGTTAATGAGTTGTGCTGTTCGTTCAGCGACCGTCATTCCTGGTGCTGTGGAGGGGTCTCCACCAACTGCTAACTGTACGTGACTTCTCAGTTGACCGATTGTCAGTGTCATAATAATTCCCTCATGAGTTACGAGTAGCAGGCTCTCCGAAGAAAGCCTGCCGTTCGGGACTCGTAAAGGACAGATTAATCTGGAGTTTGGTCCTGATCTGTAATCATTTGCCATCCGTTAAACAAAACAGTGCTTAAAGAACCGCTTGCCATATCGTCAACACAAATGCCACAACAAACATTGTTGTTGCCTGTGGCACTATACTCAATCATTGTGCCATCATTTTTTGGCATGATGCGGTCACCAGCGTCAACTGAAGCACCGCCCAATACTTCTACTTTGCCTCTAAGAGCACATAGTCCTCTTTCGCCTGACGCGATGTCTTCTAGAGCAACGGCATAAATACCAAAAGCATCTCCACTTGCTTTCGCAACGCTTTGGTCATCATCAGGTTCAAGTGCAGTAAGTAAACACTGCACAACATTCCCCTTACTGATAGCCTCAGACGCTTTGCCAACAAATGTTTCTGTTGCCCAACTAATTCCTTGTACTCCGCCTGTAGGTGAAATATTCATAGTATTACCCTTCCTTCCGATTAAGAAGTTTTACGAGGTGAAATAATGCCGTGTCGCATGCGTGAGCTTGCTAGCAAGTTCCACCAAGTATCAGTTGGTTGAATGTTAGTGAATGGTTGATTAGGATGTCGCATGACATCGTGCTTAACCATGTAACGTCTTGAGTGAATAAACGGTGTTAGATATTCACCGTTAATCCAATAGTAACGAGCACCTTTGTCGATAGTTTCGTCTTGGAACTCTGTACCACCAGCAGTGTTTACCATAGCAATGTTAGCATGGTCGTTACGGCCAGCCAATGTGTCAGGAACTGTATCTGCGTCTTTGTTGTAAAGAGCAGCACTGTCTAGTTGTGACGCATATGTTAGAGGAATACCACTGTATGACGGTGAGCTGTATGCTGCGTCTTGTGGTGAGACCAATCGGTCGTTGGAGTTACGTAGTGCTCGTTTGTAATCGTTAATGCCTCGTCTTGAGCAGACGATTTTTTGACGATTCATTGAAGCGTTTTCAAAATACTCAGCAGCATGTGCTGGTGGACGGAAGTCCAATTTCAAGAACATTTCATCGAACGCTGGAAGAATAGAGTAAACAGTGTGTGTAGTGTCGCTGTCAGTGTCATGAAGATGTTGCTCTTCATATGTTTTACTTACTGCAGCAACGTTTTCATCAAGGTCTTTGTCATAAAAGACGATTTGGTTACTCCATACATTCTCAGTGTCTGGATCAATACCAGCAACAGTTGTCCATTCATCTGAACCAGAGACTGAACTGCCTGGTGTGTAACCACGCCATTCACCACCTAGTGACTTGCCGTTTTCAGTAATGAAACAAGGAATTGAAAATGGTTTCTTGCCTGAGCTTGCTTCCATTTCACCTTGATTGTTCCATGGTGAAGCCCATAGTGATGCTTCAAGACCATTGGCAAGTGATGTAACCATTCGTTGTTCTTTAGCTCGTTTAAGTCTTTTGTAAGCCACTTTAAGTGCGTCTTTAGTAAGACCATCGCCAGCGTTTAGTTCAACTTCGTGGTCAGTCCATGCAAGGTGATCAACAGCAAATCGCCAGTCGGCTGATACTGTGTCAAGAACTTGAGGATTGGACCAAGTGAATGTTTCATTTGGTTGATAGTATTGGAAAGTAGCACCATCACTGGTCATCAATGTTTCACGGATTTCCGTGCCACCTTGAATTGCTCTTTCTTTACCTTTTACTAGGTCGCCCCACAGATATCTGCGTTCGACCGCTTCGTTGATAATTTTATCTGGGCCAGTAAGGTATGCTGGACCAGTTACTTCCATGAAATCACGGAATTTATCGGCAGGTGTGCCACTCATGACAGACCTCCTTCTTTACTAGAGTTTACGCATTGCGGCTTGTTTTGCCTCGTCAGCAGTGCCTCCACCTAGTATGACCTCTAATGCTGCATCCTCTCTGGATTCAGTATCAACTGGTCTAGCGAGTCTTCCGACTCTCGATGGTGGACTAGGAGTTGCCGACCTTGATTTAGGTTTAGGCTCACCTAGCACTTCTACTGCTGCCTGACGCATCATTTCCTCAATGCTTGCGAAAGATCCTGGCTTCGCCTTTCCTAACTCTCCCATTCGGCTCAACACTGACTGCTTCTTATCTTCAGTCATGTCTGCCCATGGTGAGAGTACGGAGACTGCGGCTTGCTCAATTGCTTGCCTCATCTCGGACTCGGCCACACGTGCGTTTGCCTCAGCGAGTTGTGCCTCAAGGTCTGTTAACCGTTGATTCATTTCTCGAATCGGTTCAACCGCTTCCTCACCGACTTCATCGGTAAGTGCGTCCAGTAAGTTGTTGCTTACTTCAGACTCTTCTGCATCTGTTGGTTCAGACACGCTTTCGTTCGTGGAAGTTGGTTCATCCACTGGATTGTTGAGTTGGCTTTCCAACTCTTTCATTTTGTTAGTGTACTCGTCAACATTTTCTTGTCGCTTCATAGCCTTATTTGCCCATTCTTCGAGCATGCTAGGGTCTTTGGCGACCTGATCAATAATTGCCTGTGGCACACTATCTCTTCTCAAGGCACGTATTAACGTATCTTGTTCGTTTGTTAAAACGGCCTCGGTATTATTATCTTGCGTTTTTAATGCATTGCTTTCCCCAGAACTCTCAGCCCTATCGCTAAGTATGCGGTCTAGTATAGCATCTTCTGAAAGTTCCTTTTCATTCATATCAGGAGTTGGAGTCCCCAAAGGAGGATTGTTGGGGACTCCATTACCACTATTGTCAGAGGAGCTAACTGACTCGGCTGCGGCATCCTGAATTTGATTGTCTTTAATCTCTTGAGTATCCATGTTGGTTCATAACCTCTTTTTCGTGCTTCCTTGATGTAATAATAGGCTTTCCTTGCTTATTTGTCTTGCACCCCGCAAGATTTCTCGGCAACGAACTAGACACATATGGGTAACCATGCACCTTTGATTCTATGCCTGCATCAACAAAACAGTCGCTAAAAACCCTCTTAAATTTTTTTCCATTTTTTTCTACAATTTCCCCAATAGACGGAACTTCAGACATTGAATACGAAAGTTCCACAGGTTCACCAGTGTCTACGTCTTGAAACTGATAAATCATTAGATAGCCCTTCCTGAACCACTACCTGCCCCAACACCTCTAGTTGCACTTGACAACATGTCACCTACTGAAGTGGTTGGACTTACTGCCTCACCACCAGGACCTTGTTGTTGCATAGGCTGTTGCATCTGCTGCGCCCCGCCTGTGTTAATTATCTTTCCTAAGTCTGGCATGTTCAGCGTGTCGCCAATATTGTCTAGCAACTTGTTCCAATCTACGAATGGCATGACTGGAATCATCTGACCTATCTGCATAACTAGTTGCAATAACTCAACACTGCGTTTTTGTTGCAGGGCTTCATCTACTCTTTGCATTGAATGTGCCTGCACTTTGATAGACATAGCAGCGTAGTCATCCTTACGACCACCCTTCCACTTCAATGCAGTGCCTCCCGCTATACGAACGCCTTCTTTGCCTAGAGGCATAGCAATCTGATTGTCGTGCCACAAATACCAGCCAACTGTCCACAATGTCTGTGAAACTGACTCTGCAAACTGTTGTTGTAACCAGGCAACACGAATACCTGCTGATGTAGCAGCGGTCGTGACCTCTGTCGCAGTAGTGTCGCCATGGATATTGCCACGCATAACCTCAGACAAACCAGTCAGTCTGTCTAGTCGGTCTTGAGTCATTGACGCATATGTAATCTGTTGCTGAGTTACTCCGCCAAACTCCATTTGAACAACTCGGTCTTTGTCCAAGTTTTCAATAGGAACAACGAACAAGTCAGGCTTGTTTGCAATGTCTTGGGCAAGTTTAGCAGCCCTCGCATCAACACCCACTAGTCTACGATAGGCTGCCGCAGAATTACCCATACTTTTCAAATGATGATTTAATTCTCGAATCAGACCATCTGCAGCGGTAAGTGGACCTAGTGGGTGCTGATCACCAGGAACTGTGTATGCACCATGCATAATATATGGACCAGAAGGTGGCCCAAAATAAGGTTTAGGGTCTGCAATCACTTCCATTACACCTTCAGCACCTTCTGCTAGAGTGTAAATAGTTCCATTGTGCTTGCCATCCTTTGGATAGTCATCAGTCTTGAGTTCGGGTATCCACAGCTCTGTTATAAGAACTTCGTCTCTATCTGTAATTTCTCTGCGTTCGCCAAACTTAAATCTATAGTCTTCACTAGAAGACCCTGATGCTATCTCTTCAATCACGTCTTTGTAATAATTGTCGTCTTCTTTTGCTAGGTCTTTGAGGTCTTCAAGGTCCATCGTGTACGAGTGACCCAAGAACCTTGACTCTTCAAACGAATCAGCAGCGGGATCCATAATAAAATGTTCAGGGCTAATTCTGTACACCCTTGGAGTTGTGCCCATGTGATGCGGGTCAATCCTTCTCATTGATGACTCAGGCTCTCTTGTAACCATAGCAATTCCCCAAGAGAACATCATGTCTGTAGCAATTCGTTGCAAGGTCTTTCGCAGGCTAGAGCGAACTGTCCACCTGTTTAATGCTGCCTCAAGCACTTCGCCTGTGTATCCATCTGCAATCGGGTCGTCTGGCTCAACCTCTACCCTTGGGCAATCGTATGCCAACTTTGGCAACACGAGACCGACCATAGAGTAGGCAAAGTTCTCAGGGTCGTTATTAGAGTCGGCCATCCCGCCACCATCTAGATAAGCACCACCAGAGAACCTAGATATCTGCTCTTTCCATGTATGAAGGTGTTGGTCTCTCCACTTACGAGCTGTTTCAATTTCTTGCCTTAGATTTTCTGTGTCAACACGTAGCATTATGAGCAATCCCATTTATCTTGTAGATAATTCAAAGTTTGTGTTCTCTCAGCAGCACTGTGAGCACCTTTCCACATAAGTATCTCAGCAATCTCGCCATACCATGGGTCTGACTCATCCATTTCAGCACCTATTGTAAGTGTAATTGTTTCGCCTATTGCGTCAAACATAGTGTTAGGGTCAACTGTGTATTGTGTTCCTACACCAGTGTCATCCCAGTCGCAAGCAACCCCACCAATCCACTGCTCAAAAGTCATGTCTGAACCAGCGTCAGTGCAGACATTAAATGATGTCACAGCAGTTCCCTGAGTAAAATCAATTTGTGATGTGTCAAAATAGTTAGCGTTACCGTTGATTCTAAACCCAGAACCCTGTGCATGCCTCATTAAAAAGATCTTATCGTTCTGACCGCCACTGCCTTGAATAGATAAATGCTTCTCAGTGCCAGCAGAACCTGATGTTTCATTTAACACCATAGCAATTGTCCACTCAGGGTCTTGAACCGTTGAAGAAGCATTGCCAAACACATCAACCAAGTCAATGTCTGTGTTATTAACATAGGTAGGTGTATTATTAGACTTGCCGCCATCGTGAGTTAACTTCATTACCTTCTT